AGTATAGAAAGTTTGACGTTGAGGATGATGTAGTTGAAGCGAAAGATGATTACGTTCGATTTCGCGTAGGTGCTTGGACCTATTATAAGCTGGATGATAAGTTCACTTCATGGGCGAGTATTGACCTTTATAACAACGTCTCAGAGACTTCTTTTGAACAAAGCCGTTATCAGTTAGGTGTTGATTATAAGCTCAATGAGAATATTTCCGTTGGACCATATGTCGAAACAAGACTTGACGACGATTGGAATGCAAGATATACTATGCTTGCTACTCAGTTGAAAGTTAGCTTCTAACTTAATCTGTGACAGGCCCTTCGGGGCCTGTTTACTTTTAATATCAAATATGTTATATTATGATGAGTAAACCAATTCCAAACTTCTTGAATGTCTTTGAACACAAGCTAGACCGTTTAAAAGACAAGATAAAAGACGAAATACATAAGCCTAAAAAAGATAGATCAAAGAAAGTTCTTAAAGAGCTAGTTATGGAAGCTAATGATCTTAAGCGATTGATTAAACAAATTAAAGGTGATAACGTATCGTTATGCCCACATTGTAGAGGTGTTATATGAGTAAGAACTGGGTGAAAGACATTGCACAGATGCATGAAAAATATGGTGTCAATGAGAAAGTAAATCAATTTGATAATGAAAAACTTATGGAATTTGCACGATTTCGTATTAAATTTCTTGAGGAAGAAATGAATGAACTTAAAACTGCTAAGACAGCTGAAGATGTGGTGGATGCATTGGTCGATCTCTGTGTGGTTGCGATTGGTACGCTAGATTCGTTTGGTGTAGATGCAAATAAGGCATGGAATCGCGTGCACAACGCAAACATGAAGAAAGAAGTTGGAGTCAAGGAATCACGTCCCAATCCTCTAGGACTACCTGATCTAGTTAAGCCTAAAGGTTGGCGGGCACCTTCCCACAAAAATAATGTTGGTATGTTCTCAAAGTTATTCTAATGAACAGAGCACAAAAGATCCTAAGGATAGGACGTCTCGGTGAAGAGCTTGTTCAAGAAGTTCTAAGTAAAACCGGAGATGTAGTTAATCTAAGTGAGAGCAGATTTGATTCCGTTAAAGACATGATGATTAACGATCAAATCACAGTTGAGGTAAAGACACTAGTTTCAATAAAAAAGTATAATGCTTTTGCTTTGGGTTCTTCTCAATGGAAGAAGTGTGATGAAGTAGATCGATTGTTCTTCGTTGAGATACCTTCTGCAGAAACAGATGCAATTGTACTATGGGAATCATTGAAACCTAGAACATACTTTACACAGTATTTCAACGGCGATACGTGTAGAATGTATACAAAAAAAGATTTACATAAATATGAAAGTGTATATAATACCAATATTAGTAAAGAACTATGTGAATTGTCTCCATCGAAATATAGGTGAAATATGAAAGAATCAGTCAAAGTTCTCCATGAATGTATTGATCTTCAGATGAAGAAGTCTCAGGACTATCAGAATCCAAACTCCAATGTACAACAGGCAATGCATTATCGCCGTGGTATTGATACCATTCATGACACAATTCAAGGTAAGGTTTATCGTGCACAGTCTTTGCTCGAAGCTGCATCTCATGATTCTCCTAACTTTGAGTCCCTTGAAGATACATACAAAGACATAATTAATTACTGTTCATTTGCTGTATCTTGGCTCAGGTATAAGATGGAAGGTCAGAATACTTTTCGTGATATTTTTAATCAGCGAATTAAGCCAACCCCGCAATATGAACTCGATGAAAATCAATCTGTTGAAGATGAACCTTACTTTTCCGATTGCGAAAATAAAAATCCAAATTACATGTGTACTAATTGCGATTGCTGGAAATTGACCAGAATGAGTTGTAGCTAATGAATACAGTTAACAATATACGCAATTATTTCATTGATGCTTTAGCTAATCAGAGTTTTGTTATTGACAAAACTGAAGTCAAAACTATTGAAATCATGGCAGCACAGTTCATAGCTGATGAACCATGTATCTTTGGTAAAGTTGATAATGATTACGTCATGCGTGAACTTGAATGGTATAAGTCTCAATCATTAAACGTCAATGATATTCCAGGCGGCGCGCCTAAAGTATGGAAAGAAGTGGCTGATGAAAGTGGTTACATAAATTCAAATTATGGATGGTGCGTTTATAATGGAGCTAATGGTAATCAGTATGAAAATGTTTTGAATGAATTGAGAGAACGTCCAAATTCTCGGCGTGCAATAATGATCTATACGCGTCCTCATATGCATTATGATTATAATTTCCTCGGCATGAATGATTTTATGTGTACAAACACCGTACAATACTTTATCCGTAATGATAAATTACACGCTCTTGTTAATATGAGATCAAACGATGTAGTGTATGGATATAAGAATGATTTTGCATGGCAACAATATGTTGCTCTTCAATTATGTGATGAACTAGCTATAGAACTTGGAGATATAATATGGAACGTAGGATCTCTTCACATTTACGAGAGACACTTTCATCTGATCAAATCATAATTCCTAATTGGGATTATAAGTATTGTGAATTAGCTAGACATATTTCAGGTTGGTCAAAAGACCCATCTACTTGTGTAGGTGCTGTGACTGTTGGTGATCATGGACAGATTTTATCTCAGGGATACAATGGGTTTCCTCGAGGAATCCGTGATACATCTAAACGTCTCTCTGACAAAGAAGAAAAATATAAGTACATGGTTCATGCAGAAATGAACTGTATCTATAACGCGTCTTTGAACGGCGTTTCATTGAATGAATCAACACTCTATGTGTATGGATTACCTGTTTGTTCTGAGTGTGCTAAAGGCGTCATACAAGTTGGTGTTAAAAAAGTTATCATATACACACCAGAAGTTTCACTTGAAGAATTTACTGGTAAATGGCTTGATTCATTTACTATAACACAAAATATGTTTGATGAAGCTGAACTGGAATATTACTGGTATGACTCAACTTACATCTAAAGTCATAGTTGTTGGAATCAACCCATCAAACCGACATACACAAATAAGAGTATATAAGAATTCTACATTTGATAAGTTACACAGATGGATGGATCATCTTGACATCAAATATTTTTCATTTATCAATTGTATTGATTCACGTGGAGAATATAAAAGTAATAAAATCGACTACGACTCACTTGAGAACAGTATAAATAAAGCGTATAAAGTATTAACTCTTGGTGACTTCCCTTCCAAAGCTTTGAATAAACTCAATATAGATCATTTTAAGCTGCCACATCCATCTCCAAGAAACAGACAATTAAACGATAAAGCATTTGAATCATTGATACTAGAAGAGTGTAGAAGTTACATTTATGATTAGAGATGTTGTAATATTATTAGCACGTGGTGTTGAAGGGTGTGGTGTTACCAAACACACTGTAGAACTATGCAAGTGGTTGGAAAAAAACAAATATACTTATACAGTAGTTGCATCAAAAGATAAAGCTTGGTCAAGAAAGAAGTGTCACGACGTTAAGAACTTACAGGAATATAAGTTCTCAAAACAATCTGACATTGATTTAATTATCAATCGTTGTAATAATTCTGACTTAATCATTCTTAATTCTCTTCCATCAAAAAGCAATGACCGCGGTAAAGGCCACGGTGAAGAGTGCGTCGTCGGTTATAAAAGGATTCTAGAATCAGTAGACACACCATTCATTCTAATACAGCATGATCACATTACACATTCTATTAAGCGTAATGAAGCTCTAAAAGAATCTATTGACAAAGCAAAAGTAATCTTTGCACATAGCGATACTGGAGATTTTGCTACTATTGTCAACGAAGATCATTCGACAAACACAGTAGCATCATTAATGAATTTCTTTGAAGAAGAAAAGAAACCATTCTATACTTTCCAACCAGGAATGATGTTTGATGAATTGAGAGAAAGATATTGGCAACCAATAGAAGAACAAGATCCAAAATCACATAAATGGAATGGAAGAACTACATCATGGAAAGGCTATAACTTGATGATAGATTTTCATAATAAGTTTTTAATGCCTAATCGTTATCTAACCACACTCGAAGGAATTGAAAGATCACCTGCTTTTATCGATTTCAAAGCAAAACATACAGATAAGTTTATAAACTATGTTGTAGGTACAACCGATCCAGATACAATAGATCTAACTAAACATTACGGTGATTATGCTGTCTGTTTTAGTTTATACAACAATGATAAGATGTTAAGAAGAGCATCAAAAACCGCGTTTTGTTATCAGCTTTCTATACTAGCACCAAAATATATTAAGCATTCAATTGAATATACTCATTGTGAACTTGCTGCGATAGGCACTGTTCCAATCTTTAGAAAAGAATACGGCGATGCGTGTATACATAGGGTTCAAGGTATACCTTTGTCAGAGTGCCACGACAGTGGAACCATTTGGTTAACTGAAAGTAATATGGAAGACTGTTTAGCCACTATAAATAAATTGTCTGACGACGATGTGATGCGAGATGAATATCGTCATATGGCTTATAGGTTCTACAAAGAACATCAAGATTCTTCTTATGTTTTTACTGATATGATGATGAAGATACAAAAACATGTTTAAACACGCTACTATCGTCCCTCTCATAGGTGGTGAGACTATCGGTTCTATGAAAGCATTCGGTACTCCTCCTGAGTACTTAATGTCATACAAAGCTTTTAGTAAAAATGATTCCCATGTTGTCAATTATTTCCAAAATAGTATACCATATTATGTTCTAGATGACGATGCAAAACCAGACAAAAAAGTTGATGTTGTAGGATCAGTATGTCCTTGTGCAGGCTTGTCGATGCTATCCCAAGGATACGGTGACGATAATCCCAATAACAAATGGCTATTAGAAACTACTAAATATGTTCTTTCTGAACTTAAGCCTCAAGTGCTGTGGGGTGAAAATGCACCACAACTGATTGGTAAAATCGGTATCAACATTAGAGCACAAATGTATAAGATTGGTCGTGAAAATGGTTATAGCATGACAATCTACAAAACACGTTCTTTATTGCATGGTGTTCCTCAAGTCAGAGACAGAACATTTTATTTTTTTTGGAAAGGTGATCGTGTTCCATTGTTAAATTACTATGAAACACCTCTTACACGAATTGAAGATGTTATTTTGAACATAAAGACTAAAAGCCAAATGGAGCCAATCAATCCAAGAACACCCACTGACGATCCTTATTATAAGTTCGTTCTCCAAGAAATACACGGAGGAATAACACATCGTGAGTTCTTTGATTTAGTTGAATCTGATAAAGAAATAAATCTTGCAATTTATGCACAAAAGATGGGCTACAATTACAAGCAAATAGCTGATTGGATGAATAACCGAGGATATGAAAAAGAAATTAAAAAGTGTATGTATAAGTTTGATAAGTTGAATGATGGAAAGAATGTGATGCAAAGAGGCACAACTGTTCCTAAAGGTTATATCGGTGCTTTTGTAAGTCATTATCCTTTATGCTTAACACACCCGCATGAAGATAGATTCATAACTTATAGAGAAGCTATGTCAATTATGGGTATGCCCGAAGATTTTGAACTATTGAACGCTAAGAGATCTGTTAATCATATCTGTCAAAACGTTCCCGTGCAGACTGCAGTCGATATGGCCACGGAAATACGTGAATATTTGCTTGGTAATAGAGAAATGGTTGACAGCACTTATGTTTTTCAGTATAATCAAAACAAAACACATAAAATTATGGATGAAACAACTTCAACATTAGAAAGGTTTTTTTGATGATTGATTACAAATATAATGAAGATAATGCTTTGGCGGATATAAAGTCTTACATAGACTCAACATATACCCAGCATTATAGTGGTAAGTACCAAGCTACTGATATGATAATTGATGCGGGACATGGTTCTGGTTTTTGTATCGGTAATATCATGAAGTACGCAAAGCGGTATGGCAAGAAAGATGGATATAATAAAAAAGATCTTCTAAAGATCATTCACTATGCAATCATCCAGTTGCATGTTCATGATCAAGAACAAAAGAATGATGGTGTAAATTTATCTCCTTCTTCAGACTCTATTTTTAACATCGATTATTCTAAATATTCATCTAAAATCGATGCGTGCTATAAAAACAATATTGTAGATGAATATTTTAAAAAGTG